TAATAAAGGCTTCACATTCTTTGATGAACTTATCACTTTCGGATCTATCTATTGGTTTATTACTTGAGACAGTTGGTTTACTATCATCAGGTTTTAACCATGCCTTGTCCTTATCGTATAAAGACAAGCCAAATTGATCTCCAAATTGCATTAATGCTCTCTTTCTAGCATCAGATTCCGCTTCTTTTACTGCTGATTCATATTTATCACCGATACTGCCCATACGGCCATGACCAGCACCTGTGCCTTCTCTGACGATATCACCAACAGTAATTCTTACTCTTGCTATATAAGTAATACATTTGGGATCTTCAGAAACTAAAAATGTTTCCAGTGTTTCAGAACTCCAGCCATCAAAACCAAAGATGCGGTTGGCTTCCTGTATAACGTGCCAACTTTCAACATAAGCTAATTTCTGACCACCGCCACCTGGTCTGAAGGTGACATTTTTTTGATCAATTTTTTGGTTAAGCAGTTTTTTCTGCTCTTCATTAAAACTCATTTTTCTAAGGGGGTTGAAAATGCCCATCGGGGCAGGGATAAAGATTGAACTCCTGTTTTACACCAGCTTGGCCAATCATCAAGCAGGCGACATTCGGCAATCTTATCTAAAGCTTCTCTAGATAGTTTTTGCCCTTCTTGCAATGCATCATCATCAAGCTCCCATAAACCAACATCAAATGGATATTCAGATTGCACCACAAGAAAAATAAATCTCTTTGCTGATGGAATACCAGACAAGTAATGTGCGCATTGTAAATGGTATTTGAAATTAGCGACAGCCTTTGCAAAGTCTCTAGGGTTTGCTCCTGTTCTACTGGTTTTTAAATCCACAATAGTTTCTTTATTTAACCAATCAGGTCTGCACTTACAGGTCAAACCAGAGGTGACATCTTCCCACCAGTATGATTTCTCTGCAATACCAAAGCTCAGTAATTTCTTAGCGTGAGGTTCTGCAAAAACCGCATCTCTCATCTTAATGGCATTTGCCATATCAGATTCGGTAACGGCAGTCATTCCTTTTTCTTCAGCCTCCTTTGCCTCCTCCTTACCCTTTTTGGTGGTCCTTGATGATACTGCGACAAATCTTTTTGTCAGTTCATCAGGTTCTAATACTGCACAATGGGTCAATGTTCCAAGCAACATTGCACTTGTTGGTTTATGTTCTGGCCTTTCAGGGTTTAGAAAAGAGTTCCAGTAAGCCTTTGGCCCATGAGATACCATTACTTTTTGCATTGATGCTGAGATCGCATCATCAGCATGGTATTTTTCGTTTGAAATTTGAATTGATCCTGTTGTCATGATTCTAAATAAGGCTTGTAACGATTAAAAATTTCTCTGTGTCTATGTATTAACGAATGGCATTGAGAACAAACAAGACGTAAATTTTCTGTCTCATCAGTTCCTTCTTGCTCAACAGGTATTACATGATGGACTTCTAATGGTATTTTTAAGATTTTTAAATTAAATTTATCTCTCAAACATATTTCACAAAAACCCATCATGTCGAAAGGGATTTTCTGTTTTAATAATTTTTTACCAGTTTTCTTTCTTTTTTTCTTATCTGCATTTTCTGGAAAGGGCAGCCATTTTTGATGACGGTCACAAGCACGACAGTAAACTTCAGCATATTTATTAGGTCTGTTTGGTGTCAATCGACTATCACAAACACCACCACAGTCAGGATATTTACAGCAACCATATATTGCTCTTTCTTGTGCTTGTTGTAATCTTTCAAAATGTTCAGGCAAGCCATAAGGAACAGGATCGCCCATCTCAAACAAAGAACTCATGAGTCTGTGTACCTCTTTGTGTGAGGGCCGTATTGCATCATGATTCGAGGCCATGTTTTTAAAATAAGTGCCTTATCCTGTGGCATTGCCACAAGACCTGCCTGTGCTAATCGTTTTAAAAATGGTGATGCTTCTGGTGAATCAATTACAGATGCAAATGTATTGAAGATTTCTTTGTCGGTCATAGTTAAGATTGGGTTGCCGAGGTCGGAGCGTTCAGGGGTTGGTCGCTTCTTCCTCGGTGGTTTATGGAAGCGCAGACCAAGATCATATTCACTCATCATTTTTTGGCAAGCTCCTCACACGCAGCTTGCACATTAAAAGTGTTGCAATCTATCTGTGTAGAACGTGTCAATGAATCCGTAAGCGAGATATATCCTATGCCAAAAATGCAGAGGTAAAGAAATAAATGTTTCATGGGGTTGGGTTTCAGGGGTAAATTAATAATAACTAACGGTCAACAGTTGTCAACTTTGAAAAGGTTATATTGTTGGTTTTGTTTGCTTTCAAAATCCCTCCCATCCATCAGCAGCTACTGGGCCTCTAGCATTTTTTTCTCTAAAAGAATCCATGCTTGCTTGCTCTTCTTTTGTAAAGTTAAGCTGCCCTTCGAGGTGGCTGTAATCGTAGCCAACAAACTGAGCCAACATGGTTACTTTGAAATAGTAATCATTATATTTGGCTCTTATCTCAGTTAAATACCATTCACGGTAAAGATAAGGATGTCTAAATTTTCTGGTATAAACCTCATCAGTTAAGGTGTCTGGAGTGCCAAGCGAAACTCTGTAATTGTGGTCATTCATCCAGTTTCTAAAATTAACTAAAAAGCACTGTTTTAAGCCATTGTCATTTTTGTATCTGCTGAGTTCTAAACCTGTTTCAAACCTTTGTAAAGGTTGTACTATTTTGTTTAGTTTAGTTTCGTAAGCAGAGATAAGCATTTGTATCTCTGCATCAGGTAAATTTTGGTAAATAGTCATTTGAATCGGGGGTTGATTTACCTTTATATTACATCAAGTGTCAACAACTGTCAACAAGTAATATTATTAATTGGCAAAAAAAAAGGCTTAATTAAAAGCCTGTAAGATATTTGTTTTTATCTCCTCGATCTCCATTGCCTATCTCGGTTGGCCATTCAACTCTCCAAGGAACTTCATTGCCATCCTCGTCAATCTCTACCTCAGGATCTGCTGGTGTAGTGATTCTTTCTACCCATACATAACCATCTCTTGCTGGTCTGTGCATTTCAGCATTATCAAGGACTCTTGCCTTGAATACGTCACCGCAATGTGAGAAACCGATTGCTCCTTCACACCATACTGTTTTTAAGTTTTCCATTGTTCCTCCGAACTAAGTATATTTATATTATATATACAACTGTCAACAAATGTCAACAAGGTTTCATTATTTTTACATCAAATCCCTTTTCCTTTAACTCTTCAATCCTATACTTTTGGATTTCACTTAATCTGCCCTTCGGCCCTTTAACTTCAATAAACTTGACCTCATCTGGTTTCATACAGATCAAATCAGGTAAACCAGCTTTGTTGCACATAATTAACTTGATTACTGTCCATCCTTCTTTTTCGTGCCTGTCGATCAGCTTCTTCTGATATTGAGCCTCTGTCATTTCTGTAATGCTTGATCGTATAGCTTTCCTTTGATTGTACTACCTGATAAACTTTTGGCTCGATTCCCTTTTCTGCAAAAATATAATGGATTTTGTTTTTTCTATCCCTGCCAAGAAAACTTGCTCTCTCTCTTCCCTGCAAATAACTAAGTGCAGAATAATCTATTCCCAAAAAAATCAGATGATCAGCACTGCTTAAATTAACTCCTTCTCTGCAACTCTTGACCTGACCGATAAAAACAGAATCGCTGACAGCATTAAATATATCAGGATCATCTGTTGCCCTAGCACCAAAACTTTCTCTAAGCATTTTGCCCTCTGCAATAAAACAATATAAAATGGCAATCCTTCCACTAAAGTTATTATTTATATAATCAATCTTGCTTTTATCAAATACAACAGCACCATGATTCTCGGTGATCACATGGCCATTATAAATCTGACGTAACTTACTCATAACTTTAGCCCCTGTATCTGCAATAACTGATCTTCCTCCAGGGCGACCAATAACACCGTTTTTTAATATCCGATAAGCAAGCCTGTAAGTTCTTCTCGACATCTTTACAAGATGCACTTCTTCCTCAACTTCCTGAGTAAAACCAGCCTCCTTCTGGGTCATCTGCACTGTATAAGGTTCAATATCCTTTAATATTCTGCTTTGCCTGGCATCTGAATAATCTTTTATAACAACACCAGTACCAACTCTCTTCTCCTTTACATCTACATAATCACTGGCCCACCTGTAAAAATTCTGATATTTACTCCACAGAAAAGGTGTTAATGACCATTGATGATAAAGCTGGCTAAAACTTTCAGGGCTTGGTGTTCCACTCATCAGAATGATGCTGTTATATCTAAGCTGCAAGATATTCTGGTATCGTTGAGATGGTTTTGGAAATGCTCCCACACTATGGGCTTCATCAACGATGATCATATTCCAACTTGACCCTTTAAAATTTTTTAGCTGTTCAAAGTTAGTGACGGATACTACCCTCTCAAGATTCATCTTCTCAATATCGCTCTTTATGCTTGGTATTGCCTTTTTCTTAGTAATCACCAACACTTTTTCAAATGCCATATTCTTTACAACAGATAATGCAACAAGTGTTTTGCCTGTTCTACATTCTCCACTTAAATATGCACATTTTTTGATCTGACAAAGCCTGGTCAATTTATTGCTTGCCGCTTTTTGATATTTTCTTAATACTACCATTGACAGTGTTGTTTATATAGCTATTGTACTTAGGAACGCTATATATGCAATACCTATGCAACAGAAACCGAAGAAAGCAATTCAAATCTATTTAGAAGAAGAGCAAATCCAGTGGCTTGATGATAATAAAGGCCCAGAACTTAAACGTGGTGGTGTCATAAGAAACTTAATTCGAGAAAAGATGGAGCAGGCTGCATAACAATGGATATAAAAGAAGAACTGCTTGGCCTTCCCAAGCACTGGGGTTTTGTCGCCGTTCAAAATAAAAGACCCTATCAAAACGACTGGCAGAATAATCCACTTACACGCTCACAACTGTTCAAAGAAATATCCTCTAAAAAATCTACAGGTATTGGTGTCTGTTGTGGAACTCCTTCAGGTGGTTTATTATTTCTTGACCATGATGGGCCATCAGCAGCAAAAATATTAGGCGAATGGGGTTTTTCTCTCTCCTCTCTACCTCCATCATGGATGGTCACATCAGGTCGGGTTGGTAGGTTTCAGATAATCTATCAAGTTCCAAAAAAGTATTGGTCAAAAATTAAAACTCGCAAATTTCAGACAGGTGTAAAAGATGAAGATGGTTCTGTTGAACAGATCGAACTGCGTTGGAATGGTACACAGTCAATAGTATCTGGTAAACATCCAAAGACTGACGGCTATAGATGGATGGATGGTAGATCACCAAAAGATTTAGAAATTGCAGAAGTTCCTGTTGCCATAATCGAAAAGATGATGGAGCAGAAGAAAAAGACAACAACTTCACAGATACAAACTCTTAATTCAGATACAGACAAGGCACGTTCTCTTCTTCAATCAATAAATCCTAATCGGCTTGATGATTATGATGCTTGGCTTAAAATCGGCATGGCTGCACATTCAGTTGGTGATAATTCGCTTCTCCACGATTGGGAACAGCTTTCACAAAAGAACAGTAAATATCAATCAGGTGAATGTGAAAAGAAATGGGCATCTTTTAAGTCATCTGGGGTTTCTCTCGGCACTCTCCAAAAGTTTGCATCAGAAGATGGCTGGACTCCACCACCACGCACTTTCCCAACTTCAATAAAACCAGCAGAAGAACCAACACCAGTTCCTCGTAAATTAGAACAACTTACTTCACAGGAACTTATAAACTTTTTACGCAACCTGAAACAGGAAATCAGATTCAACACCTTTTCCCATTCGATAGAAATGGATGGCAAAGTTATCAAAAATATTGAACTTTTTTACCTGACTCTCGCAGAGCTTGGTTATAAAGTGCCGAAAGAAATGGCAATTGATTGCCTCCTTAAAGTAGCCCATGAAAATGAATATGATCCTGTAAAACTATATCTTGATCATTGCTATAACGAAATCCAACCAACTTATATAGACAGACTTGCCTCAACATATCTAAGACCACAGGATCAAAATTTAAAAGAGCCAACCATATATGATGTGATGCTCAAGCTAACTCTAATAAATGCAGTGAGGAGAGTTTATATTCCAGGTTGCAAACATGACTCGGCAACTGTCCTTCAAGGTTCACAGGGCATTAAAAAATCATCATTCTGGCAAACATTATTCGGCCCCTTCTTTTCAGATGCCCTCGGTGATATTTCTTCAAAAGATGATCTTCTAGTCCTCCACCGTTCATGGGGAATGGAATGGTCAGAAATTGATGGTGTTACAAGTCGCAAACACGCAGGCACAATAAAAGCATTTTTATCAAGGTCAACTGACCTTTTAAGAGTCCCTTATGGTAAAGCTGTTGAAGAATGGCCAAGAAGAGGAATTATTGTCGGGTCAACTAATAAAGAATCAGGTTTATTAATAGATGACACAGGTAATCGAAGATTTCATATAATCCCCTGCACTACAAAATCAATAGACCTTGATTCCTTACAACTAGAAAGAGACAGTATCTGGTCGGCTGCCGTTTATGCCTTTAAAAATAATGAATCGCACTTCTTATCCTTTGAACAGGAAAACCAGATCGAAAAAGAAAATCTTGGTTATATGGTTGATTCTCCATGGCTTTCGGTAATAACCAAATATTTAAATGATCCAGCTAACGCTGTAAAAGATATAACAATTGAACTTTTATTAACTGAAGCAGTAGAGAAACCAATTGAAAGACAAACAAAATCTGACATCATGACTGTCTCATCTATTCTCAAATCCTTACAATATGAACGCAAAAGAAAGAGGTTGGAAGGAACACCTAAATGGGTGTGGTTCTTACCTGATCTCACCCCTGTTCTCACTACTGGGAACGCTCAAAACCTTTGAAATTACTATATTATATATATATGTTCTCTATGTTCTCTATGTTTTATATATATATATAATAATAGATAATATAGGGGGATATATAGGGTTAGGTAAGTCTTAAGCATTAGTGGGTACACTTAAGAACGTGAGAACAACCCCTAGTCTCAAATGAGTCTTATTTTGTTATTTTTTAATACTGAACTACTATAAACTTATGACTTCAATAAATGATTTACAAAACGATCATAAAAATGCTCGTAAGCGTACTGATCGTTCCTCAAAACTTATAAAAGAATCACTGCAAAAGTTTGGTGCTGCAAGATCAATAGTAATTGATGAAAACAACCGCATACTTGCTGGCAATGGAACAATCGCTGGTGCAAAGGCAGCAGGGATAAAAAATCTTAAAGTTATAGAAACTGATGGTAATGAAATTATTGCCGTAAAAAGAACTGGGCTTTCAGAAGATGAAAAGGTTGGTCTTGCACTTGCAGATAATAGAACCTCTGATCTTTCAGAATGGGATATAAATATGCTTGAAGAATTAAGTCAAGAGCATAACCTTGAACCCTGGTTTAATAATGATGATTTAAAAGAACTCCTTGGTGAGACAGAAATATTACCAGCAGAAGGTTTAACAGACCCTGATGATGTTCCAGAAGTACCAGAAGAACCAATAACAAAAAAAGGTGATTTATATATTCTTGGCAACCATCGCCTTTTATGTGGTGATTCTATAAATATTCAGCACGTTGAAAAATTAATGGATGGCAACAAGGCTGATATGGTCTTTACTGATCCTCCTTACAATATTAATTTTTCTGGAACCATGAGCAAGACTTCTAGAAATGGTAAACTTATTCCTCATAAAGGAATGAACTCAAAATATAATTCAATTCATAATGACAGAAAATCTTCTTCAGAATTTAAAGAGTTTATTTCTGAAATATTAAATATTATTAGTCTGAAATGTAAAGGAGCTTATTACATTACTTTTAACAGTGCAAATCTCCACGAGTTACTTAATCCTATTGCTCTTTCAATAGGTTATAAATCAATTATTATTTGGATGAAAAACCAATCACCCATGGGCGGTGGGGCATATCGTAGAAGATATGAACCTATTGTTTACGGAAATTTTTCAAAAAATTTTTATGGTGTTCCTTATTCTGAAGATGATATTTGGCAATTTGATAGAACAAATAAAAATGATTTACACCCAACAATGAAACCTGTGGATTTGATAATAAACGCATTAAAGCATGGTTGTATTAATAATGAAATTGTACTTGATCTTTTTGGTGGTTCTGGTTCAACTTTAATTGCTGCTGAACGTACAAATAGACACGCTTATCTTATGGAGTTAGATCCTAAATATTGTGATGTAATCGTTAAAAGGTGGGAGGATTTTACAGGTAACAAAGCAAAACGTGTATCATCTAATTAATGGGTAAAAAAGGATCAAAAGCTGAAACAATAATCAGGTCACAGAAGTTTGCTCGTATCATTGCAAACGGTGGCCGTAGATCTGACTGTGTTCGTTATGCAGCCGAGAACTGGGGGGTTGGAGAAAGAGCCTGTTGTAAGTACATAAACATAGCCAGAGACGAGTTGAAGAAGGATTGGGACATGGAAAGACCCCAGATGGTGGCTGACCTTTTGGCGCAATGTAGCACCTTACAGATGGAGGCTAGAAAGGCTGGTCATTATCACATTGCTCTCGGTGCGATCAATACAGCAGCCAAACTTGCACAGATTGTTTCGTGAGCATTTTAGATACGGCAAGACCAGGGAATGTTTTATATCAGATCGGTGCTTATGATTTACCGACAGCAAATGAAGCAATAGAACGTATTAATCAAGATTTACTTCCGCATCAATCAAAGTTTTGTGATGACCTTAACCATAGAAAACTGGCTCTTGTTTGTGGATTCGGTGCTGGTAAAACACACGCATTAATATCGAAATCTTGCATACTGGCAGCACTTAATGTTGGTCATGTCTCAGCAATCTTTGAACCGACTGCTCCAATGCTTAGAGATATTTTGCAAAGAACGATGAATGAACTTCTTGATCAATGGCAGATTCCTTACACATTTAGAGCATCACCATTACCTGAGTACAATCTAGAATTTGCAGAGGGAACACATACAATCCTGCTTAGAACAATGCTTACATATCAAAGATTAAGAGGCCAAAACTTATGCGCAGTGGGATTTGATGAGGCAGATACTATCCCGAAAAGGGAAGCAGAAAGCGCAATGAATATGGCACTGGCGAGACTTAGATCAGGTAATGTTCAGCAATTCTATGCAACAACAACTCCTGAAGGTCATGGCTGGGCATTTGAAACATTTGAAAAAAATAAAAAGTCTGATACAGGATTGATACAGGCAAAGACAAAAGATAATCCTTATCTTCCTGACAATTTTATTGAATCTCTTGAAGAAAATTATCCACCGCAGTTAATAAAGGCTTATCTGTTAGGACAATGGGTCAACCTTACCAGCGGTCAGGTTTATGACCGTTTTAATCGTAATGACCATGTAATTAATCAGATACCGTTTGACATCAAAATGGAAGTGTTAAGAATCGGGGTGGACTTTAACGTGATGAACTGTAATGCCGTGGTCGGTGTCAAGTCTGGAGACAAGTTAATTATCATAGATGAAATATCAAAACAAAATGATACAGATGCCTTGGCGCAAGAAATTAAAAGACGTTATCCTTCAAACAGAATCTTAGTTTACCCAGACGCAAGTGGTTCAGCACGTTCAACGATTAATGCATCAAAAACAGACATTGCAATCCTCGAAAGTTACGGATTCAGTTCAATGGCTCTCAAGAGCAATCCCTTTATCAAAGATCGAGTTGCAACCGTCAATGCGTTATTACAGAACGGCAAAGGGGAAAGACGTTTGGCGATTTATGCCCGTTGCTCTCGTTTGATTGAGTGCCTTGAGTTGCAGAGTTACGATGAAAAGACAGGTGATCCAGATAAACAAAATGGATATGACCACCATGTGGATGCTTTGGGGTATTTAATTTATCGTGAATTTAATATTCTTTATGGTAGAACAGGCAAGCCAACTGGTATTAGAATATATTAAAAGTAATGGTACTATGAGGAAAAACCGTGTATAGCTCTCTGAATATTTACAATCAGCCTGTAACACTAGCTCCTACAACGGTTGCAAGTCCTAATGCTGCCTATCAAAGAATGGCTAATTTCTGGGGTTTGGTTGAGGATTTGAAGGAGGGAACATATAAAATTCGTAGTGAACATAGAAAATATTTAAACCAAGAACCAAGAGAAACTGACGATGCTTATGACACAAGATTAGCAAGATCAACAGTAGTGCCATATTTGCAGCGTATAGAAAAAATGTTGTCAGGTATGTTGGTCAGAAAGCCTATTCGTTTAGATGACGTATCTGATTTGGTACGAGAGCAGTTATTTGATGTAGACCTTGAGGGTAATGATCTTAACGTCTGGTTATATCAGACAGCTAGAGTTGCAATTTCTTTTGGTCATGTTGGTGTTCTAGTTGATGCCCCGAAAGATGGAGAGAAGGCAAGACCATATTGGGTTACTTATGCGCCAAAAGATATTCTTGGCTGGAGAACAGAGATTATTGATGGTGTAAGAAAATTAATCCAATTACGATTGATGGAACAGGTTGTTGAAACTGATGGTAAGTATGGGGAAAAAATTGTAAAACAGATTAGGGTGCTTGAGCCTGGTAGATATGAAATCCACAGAAAAAATAATAAGGGTGAATACAAATTACATGATGAAGGAGAGATGAGCATAAAGGATAAAATTCCTTTTTCTGTTGCTTATTCAAACAGGGTGGGAATGTATGAATCTAGAAGTCCTTTATATGACATTGCAGAACTCAATCTCAAGCATTATCAGATACAGAGTGACCTTGATAATATTCTGCATATCAGTTCTGTTCCATTGCTTGCAGTTTTTGGTTATCCCAATGCAGATGAGATAACAACTGGGCCGAATGAAGCATTGTCATTACCACCTGAATCAAGGATGGAATATGTCAGCCCATCGGGTGACAGTTACGACAGCCAATTCACAAGGCTCAAAGATATTGCAGAGCAGATCAATACCTTGTCACTTGCAGCAGTTCTTGGTCAGAAGTTAGTGGGAGAGTCAGCAGAGGCCAAGAGGATTGATAGATCGCAGAATGACAGCACAATGATGGTCATTGCCCAGCAGATGCAAGATTTGATTGATAACTGCCTTAAGTTTCATAGCGAATATCTTAATGAACCTAATGCTGGCAGCAGTTTTGTAAATAGAGATTTTGTTACTGCAAGACTAGAACCACAGGAGATTCAATCATTACTTGCACTGTTCACTGCTGGTACTATCAGTCAGGAAACATTACTTACACAGTTAAGCAGTGGTGAGATTCTTGGTGATGATTTTGATGTTGAGGAAGAAGTTGAGGCAACGCAAGCTGGTGGGTTGATCGAAATGGAAGCTCCTACTCAAACAGATGAATCATAATAAATGGCAGTTCCAGAGGCTTTCTATCGTGAAGCGATTGATCTGAACAGATACAGCAATAAGGTTCAGTTTCAAATTGCTAGTCAGTTTAATGAGGTGATTTTAGATGTTCTTAGAAAGATAAGAGATCTTGAAGGCAATAGCCCAACTACAACTGCAAGACTACGATCAATACTGGCACAGATGGTTGATAGTTTGAAAGGATGGGAAAATGAAAGTGCAGCTTATATGATTGATGAGTTGCAAAACTTGGCAGAGTTTCAAGTAGGTTTTGTTCGAGATCAACTGCAAAGGGTTCTACCAAAGGGAGAGTTTCAAGTAAATACAGTTGCTGTCTCTCCTGACTTTGCAAAATCAATAGTCACAAAAGATCCGACTACAATGACTATTAGATTAAGAGATAAAGATGGTGTATTCAGATCTGCTCAGTTTGCATTGACCGCAAAAAGAGGATCAGAGATATCATTGCCAAACGGCAAAAATGTAAAAAAATCATTTAGAGGTATTGCTGAAGATTCTGCCTCAAGATTGTCAAAAGCAATCAGACTTGGTGTTTTAGAAGGCGAGTCTTTACCAAAAATTGTAAGAAGGCTCAAGGGGCCAAATCTAAGATTTAATGCCAAACCACAAAATGCGATTGCATTGAACTCTGCCTTAAAAAATTCTGAGGGTATGCTTTTATCAAATAAACAAATCCAGACTGTTGTAAGAACAACTGTTAACCAGGTACAAAATGCAGCAAGCCAGGCGGTGTATGCAGCAAATAAAGATATTACTGGCAGATATCAATATGTGGCAACGCTTGATGCAAGGACAAGTTCTATCTGTCAAAGGTTGGATGGTCAATTGTTTAGATATGATCAAGGGCCAGTTCCTCCGCAGCATTTCAACTGTAGATCTACAACTGTGCCTGTAATTGATGATGATGACTTGGCAAGAGCTTTTCCAAATACAAGACCAAGTGCAACAGGTCGTGTTCCTCAAGATACAAATTATGCAAACTGGTTAAAAGATAATCCTGATTTACAAGACAAGGTGTTGGGGAAAAAGAAAAGATATTTTAATTTTTTGATGAGTCCTAAAAGAGGTACAAAACAACTTAACGCCACAAATGCTTTAAAAAAAATTATCCGTGAAGATGGAACAGAGCTAACATTAAAAGAACTAGCTGCAAAATACAAAGATGCCAATTAAAAAAGGAACGTCACAAAAAACAATCACAGGTAATATCAGAATGTTGATGAGAGAAGGTAAATCAAGGTCACAGGCAATTGCTATTGCATTATCTACAGCAGGCAAAAAGAAAACAGCTAAGAAACGCAAAAGGAAGTAATATATAAACAGTTACTTTTATTGTTATGCCATCACACTATGGATCAATGAAGCCAAAGGGTAAAAAGAAAAAAAAGAAGGGAGGTAAAAAATAATGGGATATACATTCAAAGTTCAGACTTATGATGAGTCAAAGCCAAAGGCTGAGACTAAACCTAAAACAACAAAAAAATCTAAAAAGGTAAAAGGTGACTAGAAAGTTCAGGCGGGTTCCAAAAGATAAAAAGACAGGTGTTCCCAAAAAATATCTGTCTGGGGCTATGAACAAGGCAGCGAAAGCTGCTGAAATAAAGAGAACTGCCGAAGCCTATCGAAAAGGAGAATTTATTGATATAAAGGCTGTATCAAAATCACGTACCAAACAAAATGTCGCAGGCAAAAAGAAGAAAACCACTAAGCGAAAGCGTAAAAGCTAGCCTCAAGAAAAAGGCAGAAGGTACTCGCTTTTTTTATGGTGAACTTGCAGAAGTTTATCGCAAGGGTCAAGGTGCATATCTTGGCGCTGGATCTCGTAATGTACCAATGGCTGCATGGGCGATGGGTAGAGTAAATAGTTATATGACAGGTAAAGGTGGAGCAAGAACAGCAGACGCTAAAATTTATTCAAAATACCAAAAGAAAAGATAATGGCTCCACTCACAAAAAAACAAAAAGAAACTTTAAAAGCTCATTCAGTGCATCACACTAAAAGACATATGAATTATATGATTAGGAAAATGCGTGAGGGAATGAGTTTTGCAAGAGCGCACAAAATGGCACAGGAGAAGATAGGCAAATGACATTAAGTAAAAAAGAAAAGATAGAACGTAAATTAAAGAAGTATGGCTTAACAGAAGTTAACAAAGCAAAACTTACTCCAAATCACCCAAGAAGTTCTCATGTTGTACTTGCAAAAAAGGGTGATGAGGTTAAATTAATCAGGTTTGGACAGCAGGGAGTCAAAGGTGCTGGTAAGAATCCAAGAACAAAAGCAGAAAAGCAGAGAAGAGCTAGTTATTACGCAAGACATAATGCCCAGAACCCAAATCCAACGATATTTTCACCGTTATTTTGGTCACATAAGGTCAAATGGTAATT